CCTCATAACTCTTTAATCGTGTTCTCAAATCTGCCATAGCCCATAGATTGCGATAAAACAATGCTAAAAGTCCTACTGTACTATCTATTCCTGCCGACAGCATGGAAGCCATATATTCGTCAAATTCTTCATCTGATAAATCGGTTAGGTCTTCATTACAAATATCTTTTGCAAGGCTTTTTACAAGTTGCCTGCCATCAATATCTAAATCATAGTCTCTGTATCTGGCATTATGCTCATCGTCTACATAGCAGCTATTATATGCCAATTCAATCATTGACATATTTGGTACGTTTTTATTGGTTGTTAATCTCTCCATCCTATCTGCTCCTTTCCCTCCTCGGCTTTCTCTGGATGCACGTCATAGCGTATTTACAGTCCTTGGTGCATCTCTTATTTTCTTCGTATGGACATTTCTTCATAAAATCCTCCTGAATCACTCAAATTCTTTGTTCATTGTTCTTCCTCACTTTCCCTGTACGGCTCTGGCAGTGGCATCCAAGCAATTACATCCTCAATCCAATCGTGTCCGCTATCCAATTCATACCCATCATTCACGATGCAGGTATCAACCCACACATGCCTTCCGTCGGTCACAATGATTTCCTGCTCATCATTAGGAAGCTCACAGTCAATCATATACTTAATGTCTGCAGAGAATAAGCACTCTTTCCGCTCTTCCTCTGTCAATTCATGATATTTAACCGGAATCCACCTTTGTTCCGTGAATCTCAAATTTCTCGCTTCTGTCCTCATGCATTCAATCATCCTATCTGCTCCTTTCCCTCTTAGGCTTTCTCTGGATGCACGTTAAGGCATATTTACAGTCCTTTGTGCATCTCTTATTCTCTTCGTATGGGCATTTCTTCATAAAATCCTCCTATGCAAACCGGAGCTGTCCGGTCTGCTCCTGCGCAATCTTTATATTTCCAGTTCTTTTCGCTATACATAACTCCGGCAGATTTGCCTTGACCAGTGCTGCCGGTATCGGTGGACATACAGCATTGCCACACCGCTTGACTTGTTCTGTCCTCGGGTATGCCTTTCCCGTATAATCATGGTCTATTATGTAGTCATCCGGGAATCCCTGGCATCCGTATAATTCTTTCGGCTCCAACATTCGGAGTCCGATGTCTACGATCTGGTAATCCACGCCCTCAATTGTCACAAGACCGAATCTGTCTTTTGTTGTCACCGTATCAAGCGGGCTTTTTATGTTCTGTCCTGTA